TGCCTGATCGTCGTCCTCCGTTGACACAGGTCGCGATTGCATGGCGCGAGGATTATTCGTCACAGGTTTCACCGTAGCGGAGGTGCTCGCCATACAGAGCCGTGCCAAATCGCTCCTGCTGGATGGCAAGACGATCATGAGTTGGAACGATTCGGACACGAACGTGACCAAGCAATTCACCATGCCCGTGGACCAAGTGCTGGAGGAATGCGCCCATGCCCTGCGAATCCTTGATCCATTCGCATATGGCAAATCCCAGCGTGTGGCCGCATCCAGCGTATCCGGATACCTCGCCAAATGAGCCGCATCAGATCCATCGCCAAACTCGTCATCCCGCCGGTTTTACAACCCAAGGCATGGGGATCGCCCTACGAGGCTGCCAATTGGTCGCCACGCCGTGGATTTGTGCCGGGCGCAATGCCCACCGACGCTCGCAATGAACTCACACCGGGCGTTCGTACCGAGTTGGTGCGCAAATCCAGGTACCTCCACAAAAACAGCGGATTCGCTCGGGAATTGGTGGCCAACATGGCGATCTACTCAACTGGCGATGGCATCAGGACCCAAGCACAGTCGCCGGATTCAGGTTGGAACCGCGCAGCCGAGGAATACTTCTCCCTGTGGTCCGCCCGTTGTGAAGTCACCCGGCGGTTCTCATTTGAGGAATGCCAAGCGCTTGTCTGCCGTGGCATGGACATCGACGGCGAGTATTTCGTACATAAGACACGCAACGCACAAGGCGAGCCACGCATCCAATTGATCGAATCACACCGAATTGGCGACCGCCTCGGATCCACCCAAACCGTGGATGGAGTCGGCCTCGATGGCTGGGGCGCACCGATCTTTTACCGCGCCATCGAAGACAATGGTGACTTTAGGGACCTGCCGTCCGAAGCGGTGCTGCACATTCACGAACCCGAATGGGCCGGCGGAGTGAGGTGCCATCCAACCATCCAGCATTCCATCAACCACGTGCTCGATGAAATCGAATTGCTCGCCCTTGAAAAACACGCCGTCAAAGACAATGCCGATGTGGCGAGGGTGCTTAAAACGGCACGCGGCGAACTCGATGATACGGGTGACTTCGTCGTCGGCGATGGCGCGACCGGCAATGAGCAAAGCGACCCATTGTCACTGCAGCGAATCGTCGGCGGAAAGCTCGTGGCGCTCAAACCGGATGAATCGATCGAAAGCTTTCAGTCCAACCGCCCGTCCCCCACTTTCACGGGATTTTTGGAACACCTCAGAAGGGATTCAGCTCTGGGCGTGATCCCGTTCGAGTTCGCGGCTGACTCAAGCAAGATCGGTGGCGCTGGCGTGAGACTCGTGGTGGCCAAGGCAGACCGCCGCTTTTCATTCCGACAGATGATTCTCGAGCGCCGCTTGATCAGACCCGTTTGGTCCTATGTGATCGGCGATGCCATCAACCGCGGACTGCTCCCCCCAATCGAAGGCTGGTGGAAGATTTCCACTGTCCCGCCAAAACGTGTCACCGTGGACGCCGGGCGTGAAGCCCAACAAAACCGCGCCGATGTGGAAATGGGTCTCAAAACCTTATCCGACCACTACGCAGAGCTGGGCGCCGACTTCGGCGAGGAAATCGAGCGCAGGGCCGCCGATGCCAAGCTCATCCTGGAAACAGCCACGAAATACGATGTGCCGGTGGGCATGCTGTGGAAGGTGGCTGGAGAGGTGCACCAAGTCGCAACTGGTTAAGAAGACTGGAAAGCCTCGTAACGAAAAACTATGCGCGTCCATGTCGAAGACGAAAATGACATCCCAATTTCGACTCCCATACCGTCACTCCGCCGGCGTCATTCTATTTGGTGCAATGCGATGATACACTCAAAATGAAAAATACACTTGCAAAGTGTATCCAAGAATAATAGTGTATCCCCAATGAAGCGCACCCTGCCAGCTCTGGTAGAATACCTTGAAAAGCTGACCGGCAGCCCCGTGGACCTCGCACCTGCCGAACCTCGGAGTCTGCCTCTTTTCCTGCGTGAACGCTTTCAACTCCACCAAGGAGAGATCTTTGGTCGAAGCTTTATCTTCGCCATCGACAGGTGGGGCGAGCAAGACCCATCCGCCGTCAACTACGCCAATCTAACCGAGTGCTTGAGTGGCCATCTGGGAGATTCAGTCGTTCTGGTCCTACCTGGCCTCGCCCCGCACATTCGCCAAGGCCTCATCCGCTTGGGGCGTCCGTTCATCGTTCCCGGCAGTCAGACCTTCCTGCCCACCGCCATTATCGATCTGCGGGAGCGGCAACCTGGCGTACTTCCCACCGCAAAAACACTCAGCCCGGCGGCTCAATGTGTCCTCCTCTACCATCTGGAGCGAGAGAGCATCCACCATTGGCCACTGCAAAAGGTGGCCGAAGCCGTCGGCTACTCGCCCAACATGCTCATTAAAGTGAAGCGCGAACTGGAAGCAGCGGAACTTTGCGATCCCGTGCGCAACGGCCGCGTTGTCACCCTGCGCTTTCATGTCGAGCGTCGGGCACTGTGGCAAAAGGCCCTGCCTTGGCTGGCCTCGCCGGTCCGCGCCACCCACTGGGTCCGTTGGGAACAACCACCAACGCAAGCCCTCATGGCTGGCATGACAGCACTCAGCCACGCAACGATGATCGTCGATGACCGCACGCCCGTGTATGCCCTTCATCACAAGGCATCCAAAGACAATGCTTTCGAAATCTGTGCCGACCGCATCGATGCCACGGCCAGACTCGAAATTTGGAATTACAACCCGCGATTGCTCACCATCCGCGAGGAAATGGTGGATCCCCTTTCGCTCTTTCTCAGCCTGCGACACGATCCAAATGAGCGCGTTCAGGACCAACTCGAAACACTCATCGAACAATTCCCATGGTAAGAGGACTCGACCTGTTGCGCGAACGCATGAAACCGCATGAGGGCTCCATCGTGTTGATCGGTGGTGCGGCCTGCGACGATTGGTTCTCCCGCCAATCACTCCAGTTCCGTGCCACCCAGGATCTGGACATCGTCCTTATCGTGGAGCTGCTCGGTGCTGGAGCGATCGAAACCCTCCGCCGTTTCATCCGCGATGGCCAATATGAAACTCGCGCCCGCAGCAACGGCAAACCTGAGCTCTACCGCTTTGCCAACCCCAAAGACCCGCGTTTCCCTAAAGAACTCGAACTGTTTAGTCGTGGACCGGAAAACATCGACCTCGCTCCTGGGGAAACATTGCCGGTCATCACTGATGAGGATTATCACAGCCTGTCTGCCATACTTCTGGATGATAGATACTATGAGTTGATTCGCGTTCACCACGACATCCATGATGGACTTCACTTCGCCAACGCCACTTCCCTGATCCCACTCAAGGCCTTCGCATGGCTCGACTTGAAGCGCCGCACGGCCGAAGGCGAAAAGATAGATTCACAAAAGATCAAGAAACACCGCGCCGATGTCTTTCGCCTTGCCGCTACGCTTCCTGCCGAACCGGGCCCCGAATTGGCGGTAGAAATTCGCAAGGACCTTGGCCGCTTCATGCAGGCCTTCCCACCGGACTCCACGGATTGGCAAGGCATCCTCGCCGCAGTCAAAGGCACCGTGGGTGTGAACCTGTCCTCCACAGCTCTGCGTGATGCCATTTTCTCTTACTTCCGCCTAACCGACTAGAATCTAGCCTAAGGGTCTGGGTTGCTTGGGCTGACTCCGACCTGCCGGAAACGCTGATCGTTTGCTTTAACCCTTAGATTTTCGCAACGCAGGGGGCGGGCTTTCGGGTCCGCCTTTTGCTTTGGCTTGCGTTGACACCAACGCTTGGGAGTGAACCCCATCCTCTCCCAAAGCCGTGAATGGTTGATTCAGCCCGAAGCACTTCGTTCAATGGCCATCGCGGCCAGAAGCTTCGACAGCGGAACCATCAATCTTGCCGCCAACAAATCCAGCAGTCCCCTGCTCACCATCGACAAGGGCGTCGGAGTGATCGCCATTGAAGGTCCGATTGTTCGCAAGCCGGATATCTTTGCCCGAGTCCTCATGGGGGCGACTGACGCTCTGGAGATCGGTGATGTGATTCGTGAAGCCTCCGAGCGTGACGACATCAAGGCGGTGTTCCTCGATATCGACTCTCCTGGAGGAACAGTGGCGGGCACACCGGAACTTGCTGCCGCTGTGGCAGCACTCAACGAGCGCAAGCCGGTCTATGCCTTTTCATCGGGCCTCATGGCCTCTGCCGCCTACTGGATCGCGAGCCAAGCCCGCGCAATCTACGCCACTCCATCAGCCCAAGTAGGATCCATTGGTGTGGTGCAGGCAGTGGTCGACGATTCCGGTGCGCTCGATCGGGATGGCATCAAGGTCGAGGTATTCTCGGTCGGCAAGTACAAGGCCATGGGTGCACCAGGAACCAGCCTCACCGACGATCAACGCGACCTCATTCAATCGAACCTCGCTGAAATCGCCGAAGAATTTCATACCGCCGTCTTGGCGCGCGGCCGATCGATTCCAGCCGAAGCCATGGAAGGCCAAACATTCAGTGGACGGCAGGCTCAACGCTTCAACCTCGCCGGCATGGTTTCAGACCGCGCCGAAGCCATGAGAAGACTGAGAGTTTATCACTCGTCGGTTGACACGGAATCCAGGGCGATGACCGCAACACTCGAAGACCAACTCGCTGAAGCGCGCACCCAGGTGGAAACCATCACCCGCGACTATCAGGCCCAGACCGAACTCATGAACGAGACCTCAGCTTCACTCGATTCGCTGCGCGGCGAAGTGGAGCTGCTCACCGCCGAGATCGAAATACTCAAAGCGGAGCGCGACGGCTCGATCGATCAAAATACAGCGATGCAGGCACGAATTGCCGAGTTGCAAGCGTCCAAAGACGATTTTGAAAAACGCGTTCAAGTCGAAGTCGCACGCGTCGTGGCCTCAACCGGAACCACCATGCCGGCCAACGTCACACCTGCTGGCGACCAACAAAAATCGGAAGAGCTGCAAGCCCAATTCAAAGCCATCAACGACCCGACCGAACAAACCGCCTTCTGGCGCAAACTCACCCCAGAACAACAAGCCCTGATCCTCAAACACAACGCATAATCCAATGGCCAACACACTTACCAACGTCAAAGACATCAAGGTCGCACAGCGGGCGCTCATGCCCTTCATGTCGAACCTTCTGCCCGTCACCGCATTTTCAACCGACTTCAGCCCGCTGCCTGCCGACAAGCTCGACACGGTGCGAGTGCCATTGGTTGGTGCCCCAAGCACCTCCAGTGACTTCTCGGGCGATTACTCAGCAAACGCAGACTCCACGGTGACTGTGGTGCCGGTCACCCTCAACCGTCACAAGTACAAGACCGTCCATGTAACGGCTAAGGAGTCATCGGAAACCGCGCTCAATGTGCTGGAAACCCTAGTCGAAGCAGCCGCCCAACAACTCGCCCAGGATGTGCTGGTCGATATCTTCAGCTGCATCACCTTGGCAAACTTCGGTGCGCCGGGAATTCCCGCCCTTGCTGCCACCGGCTTCGATTACAAAAAGGTGCTCAGCCTGCGCGAAGCCTGCGGCAATGCCAAAATGCCGCCCAACCCCCGTTCGCTGGTCCTTGATTCCGGCTACTACACCAACATGCTTGCCGATGACGTGGTTGCCAAGAGCTTCAACCTGAACCTCAACGCCCCTGCCGTCACCGAGGGCATGGTCAAGCGCATCGCTGGATTCAACCTCCATGAAACAACGTTGATTCCGTCGGACAACGCGGAAAAACTCGTTGGTTTCGCCGCTCACTCCAGTGCCATTGCGGTGGCCATGCGCTACCTCCAACCGGTGGCCGATTACCAACAGGCTGGAGCCGTGACAGACCCAACCACGGGCATGACCTTCGGATATCTCCGATTCACCGACACCCGTTCCAACAAGGTCTTTGTCACCCTCGAATGCCTCTATGGCTTCTCCCCCGCAAAGACCGATGCCCTCAAGCGCATCGTAAAACCATAGGTCATTTTGATGTGTGGGATAGACACCCTCTCCGGGCAACTGGAGGGGGTGTTTTTGTTTCCGGGCGATTGACACAGCAACAAGGGCGTGAACCCGATCCAAGCCGCGACGGCCGAAGCATTTCATGAGATCCTCCAGGAGTCGGGCGTGCCGGTGGCCATCAACGGAACGACTTACCTCGCCACCGTATCGACCAACCCAATTCAGATCGAACTCGAAGAAGGCGGATACCGCCAGGATGGATCTATGGTGGTGAAGATGCTGGTAAGCCACCTCAACACTCCCCTGCCCAAGTTCAACGACACCGTCATAATCGGCGAAACTCGCTATAAAATTGAGGAGATTACGCGCAAACCAGGCTCAGGGATCATCAGATACTTGGTCAACAGGAGGTAGGAATCATGAACCAGATCATCGAAGATTATTTGGCCGCGTGGATTGATGGGGCGGATATCGATCCAAAACCTGAAATCCTGACAGGAACATCCAACGAAGTACGCGAGCCTGAATCCCATGCCGCCCTGGTATTGGCGGACAATATCGATCACGTGGTGGGCCCGCTGTACCGCGCCAGCATCAAGGTCGTCATTTCATCGCCAACCGACAATCGCAGCGAGCATTCAGCCATCACCAGCGCGATCAAGATGCTCATGAGTGCTCCATGCCCACCCGCATCCGGCTTCAGCTCAGCCGGTTTCAAGCAAACAAGCTACACCACTGCCGTATCAGGTGACGGGCGATGGCTGTCCACATTCGAGGGAGTTCTTGGTGTGGTGTGGGATGCCGGTTGACATGCGTCCATGGTGCGATGCCAGCAACATTTGGAGTCATCAACACGCACGACCTTGAGCCCCAGAGCGGGCATGTGAGCGAGTCCAGCATGGATTCGTCCGTTGAGGTCGCCACCATCCGCGACGAGATGGGGCTGACCAAATACGCCGGCCCCAAGCCGCTCATCACGCGCAACGTGACCATCTCAGGCAAAGGCCTTCCCAACTTTTCCGATGTGGCAGTCGGCAGCATCACAGCGCAACAGGTCTTCATCACCTCGGTGAAACGCAGCGAGAGCAACGACGACTTCCCCGAGTTCGAGATCGAAGGAGTCATCTACGAGGACGCATAACCCACCACTACCATGGCAGTCACTTTCAGCAAAATCGGAGTCCAATCCGTCAGCGCCGAACTCATCGAGAGCGTCGAAACCACCAAGTCCCTCGACACCAAGATGATCATGTCGAGCGAGGGTGGATTTGGCGCCGGCAAGGGCTTTGACCCGAAGTTTGAGTTCACGATCAAAGGGCGCGGCACCACTTCGACCGATGCAGGCGGCACTGCGGCCATGATTCCGGAAGGAATCACCGGCGGCGTCACCGTCATCACCTCCGTGAAGTTGAGCGAGAAGAACGACGACTTCAACGAGTTCGAGATCAGCGGCGTGAATTACCCGCAGGCACAAGCTCTCGGCAATTAAACGGAGCTCCCCCATCAAGATCACCCCATGAAACAAGGAACCACTGTCGCCATCGTGCGCGAGCACGACACGCCGCCAATGAAGAGTCGCAACACCTCGATGATTGCCGGCGCTATTACTTCCGGTTTCGAATTCGCCACCGAAAAAGCATTCTCCGACACAGTTGAGGATGTGGCAGGCACACCGAAGCGCACCGTCACTTGGCTGATGAACGCCGCAAAGACTGTCCGTTTTGTTCCAATCCCCAAGGAGGAAGAAATCACATTCTCCGAATTCAAGCGGCGTTTCCTTTCTCAGGAATGGTGTGAGGCGAACCCCGATCACCCGATCTCATACATGCGCGGAATCATCGAAAACAAGGGTGGGCTCGTCGATAAGATCAAAACACTGATGCCCATGCTTTTGCTGCGCAAAGGCAAGCGTGTGGCAATCGTCCCATCCGGCAACGACGAGGCCAGCAAGACCCTGCGCGAAAAGATCCTCTCAATCTTCTAAAATCATGGAAACAAGAGATCAACTTATCGGCCAGGGCATGATCGAGGCCAACAGCAAGACCATCGGCGGCATCAAGCTGCGAGCGTTTTCCTACGGCTCGCTCCAGATCTCCCACCTGCTCGGTCTCACAATCTTCACTGGCAACAGCGATGACCTCAGCGAGATCGAGCTCCAACGCCAAATCTCCACCTTCATCTGGATGCAGTCGGCGCCGCTTGAAGATGTGGTGGCTGCCGTCGCCAACAACACCGCAGGGCAAGCAGTACTCACCTATTCCTTCGGCATCGATTTCTATAACCTCAGCGACATATTCGCCGAAATCGAACGCATCGGCGCACAGGTCGCCGCCAATGAGGTGCGCGTCGAGTCGAAGCACAAATTGACCAGCGAAGACGAGCCGCCGGGAAAGTCCTGAACCCCGGTTGGTGCGCCAGCGTGGTCTACGCAATCGCCAAGGACACCGGATGGAGCGAAGAATACATTCTCTGGTCACTGCCGCTGGCGCGAGCCCTTCAGTACTACCACTGCGCCCTGCAGGCCGCTGACCTCTGGACGCTTGAGCCGATCACCGCTCAGAAGATTGAGGAAATCATCCCCAGCTCCCTGCTCAACTACATCGAGGGCTTGGTTGACTCATCCGCTGAATAAATGGCCAAGACGACAATCGAAACCGACATCAGGCAGTTTCAAGCAATGGCCGAGAAGCTCGGAAGTTTTTCCAAGCGCGATGGTCGCACGCTCATGGAAGAGCAGGCACGCGGAGTCATCAACAACCTGATGCTCATCACGCCACCCAGCAACGGCAAGACGCGCGGTGTTGCAGCCAAGAAGCGAGGCGAGGCAGCAATAGCCAGCGATGTTCGCAACGTCTTTATCGGGTCCACGCCGAAGAACTCGGAGGTCAGCAGCATGGCGGAAATGGCCAACATCATGCACACCAAGCGCCGTGGCGGAAACATCCGCATCAAGCGGGCAGTAAAGCCAACTCGCGCAGCCCGTTCGATGATCACCAACTTCATCAGAGTAAAACAGAAAGGTGTCGGCTACCTCGCATCCGGCTGGGCCTCCGCCGCCCGCAAGCTCGGCAAGATCCGCGTCCCGAACTGGATCGGGCGGCATGATGCGCCTGGTGACACGGACTTCAAAGTAGTCTCCACCTCCATCACGGCCACCATCAGCAACTTGGTTTCGTGGGGCAGCGAGGTTCACGGCATCGAGCGCCGCATGGCTTACGCGGTGAGGATGCAGACCGGCAAGATGCGCCGCCGCGTCGATCACTTCGTGCAAAAGGCCATCAAGGCAGCCAATCGGTAAGAATTGACACCCACCCGATAGCAGCAATGGCCGCGATCACCACCAAGCTGACCCTCAACACCTCGAACTTCGTTTCGGGCATTGATCGGTCGAAGAAGTCGGCTGCTTCGTTGAAGTCGTCGATGTCCTCACTTGGGTCTAGCATCGGCACCGCTTTCTCAGGCATCGCCAAAAGCGTGGGCGCGATGGGCTTGGCTGCTACGGGCGCCGCTGCGGCCATCGGTGGGATTGCCTACAAGCTCATCAGCATCGCAGAAGAGGGTATCCAAGCGGAAAATCGCATCAAGAATGTCGTCAAGACCATGGGGCTTTTTGGTTCTCAGTCCGGCGATGTGGCCGACAGGCTCATTAAGGTAGCCGATGCCACTGAGCTTGCCACCGGCGTCGATGGCGACCTCATCATGTCGGCACAGGCGAAGCTCGCCACCTTCAAAGAGCTCGCCAAAACCTCTGGCATTACCGGCGGAGCATTTGATCGAGCCACCCAAGCATCCATCGACATGGCCGCCGTCTTTGGTGGCGATGCGACAACATACGCCGTGCAGCTCGGTAAGGCGCTGGAAGACCCGGAGAAAGGTCTAGCCGCACTCAAGCGCACCGGCGCGCTGACCGCCAAACAGATCAAAGAAATCTCGGCGGAATTCTCGCAAACCGGCAACCGCGCCAAGGCCTTCGATCAAGTCCTCAAGGCAATCGAAACGCAGGTCGGTGGATCCGCCAGTGCCACGGCAAGCGGCATGGCAAAGATCAAGGTTTCGATTGGCCAAATGCTTGAAGAGATCGGTAAGCCGATGTCGGAGGTCTTTTCCAAATTCGCCACCGATGTGGCAAAGATGACGCCGCAAATCGTCGAATCATTGGGCGGCCTTGCTCCTAAGATTCGGGAAATTGGCTACACCATCACCGCCGCTCTGGCCGAGGCACTTCAAGGCGACACTAGCCGCATGGTGAAGATTGGTGAGCTTATCGGTGAAGCCGTCACCATTGGCTTTAAGACCGCTATCACACGCGGATTCATGGAGGCCACGGAATCGGCATTTCGATTCTTTGAAAATCTTCCCGTCGTAAAACAGATCGGTGATTTTGACCAAAAGCTCAAGGAGTTCCAAAGCTCCAGAGCGGAGCAAGCTGGAATGGAGGTTCCAGAATGGATGAAGCCTAAGCCCAGTGTCAGCGACTACATCTCCAAAGGCAAAGGTCGCGTCACCGAAGGTCAGATTGAAGATGGCATCGAAAGAATCCGCAGCCTGTTCAAAGAAATCTCGGTCGCCAACAGCCCGCAGAAACAAGCGCCGTCTGATTTCTTTTCAAGAGACAGGGCTGCCGCAGAGGCCAAAAGAAACCCCATCCTGCCAACCCAACCCGACGCCCCGCAAGGCCCGTCAGCAGAGGCGCAAAAGAAGGCCGAGGAACTGAGGATGGCGCAAGAGCAGTACCGCCTCGAAGTCGAGTTGGTGCGGGCAAGAATCGCTGGAGATCAAAAGCGGATCGATGCGCTCCAACGCGAGCAGGCAATCCGCGAGGAAATCACTCGGCTCGAAGCGCTGGGCATGACCGGCAAAGATCCCAAAGCCGATAGCAAACTCGACCCGAAAAAAGCTGAAGAGAAAGCCCGCGAGAGAATCCGCCAGACAGCCGCAAAAATGGTGGACGCCCGTGCCGCCGCTGATCAAGCCGATCAAAACAAAAAGAAGGCACCCGTCGATTCTGGTGGAGCGGTCGCCCAGCTCGGCAGCGTCGCCAAGGCGACCAATGTGATGATGGGGCGCAGCGCCAACGCTGGAATCTTGGAAGAGAACCGCCGTCAGACCGCCCTGCTGCGGACGATTGAGAAGAATACCAAGACCAAAGGAGAAACCCCGAAAATCCCCGACCTCGTCTTCGCATGAGTAGCTCAAACATTAAAATAGAGGGAGCGACAGGCTCCAAAAGCAAGGAAGGCGTCATCCAATGGACGATCCCCTACTATGTCACCAGCATCAGTGACGTGTTCAAGGTTGGCACTGGCAAATACGAAGAATGCCAAGAGGTCTCGCGCACCTGGAGCTGCAACAACGATGGCCCTAACCCATCGTACATCGTGACCGTGGTCTACGAGGGTGGCAGCGCAGAGTCGGACAAAAACACTTACGGCGACGAGGACAGCTCGGTGTGGAGCCTCGATTTCGAAATCGCCGAGGAGCCGATCGAGTCGCACTGGAACTTTGAGGAAATCAAAAAGAAGTACGGCGGCAAATGGGGCGACCCGGAAAATGAAGAAGACTGGGTGTTCCCCAAAGAGCTCCCTGCAGGCACCAGCTCGGGATCGGGACTGGGAGGAAAAAACAAAGTTGGCCCAGGCAATAAAAACCCGATGAAGGGTGTCAAAACCTACCTCGTCATGAACTGCACCGCATCGGTGAGCTACACGAAAAAAACTCTGCCGAGTGATGTGGTCGATAAGGTCGGTAAACTTTACGGCAAAATCCCCGATGCCCCACCCCAGTTTAGATCATTGGATACCGGTGGCAGGAACTGGCTCAAACTTCCGCCGCAAATTTCCAAGCGAGGCAACGTCTGGCAGATCAACGAATCGTGGAGGCTGTCTGAATATGTCGAATGGCCAAAGGAGGTCTACAAGGACGGGAAAGTTTAATCGGGCCAATGAACATCAAAGAAATCAAGGTTCAAAAGGGCGAGAAGATCCAAGCCGCGTGGGAGCGATTGGTGCGTTGGGTCGATACGCTCAAGGTGGTGCCAGGTGATGGCGTGAAGGTGCGCGAAACACCCAAGGGCACCATCGTCACGGTGATCAAAGACCCTCAGCCGTACAGGCATCCGTTCAAGGCTGGCGTGAGCGAGTCGGGGGCATCGGTGCGAGCAGGAACCGTCAATGGGCAAACGCCCTACATCCTCGATGTGGTCACCAAGAATTGGCGGCGAATCGATAACCGCGACGACGACGGCAACAAGTTCGATGTGGAGAAGCCGACGCCGACAATGAAGCTGGATTTGAAAAATCATGAGGGCGGCAAGTTCTACATTTCGCTGCGCGTGAAGCCGAATGATGCCGGCACGATCAAAGACCCCAAAACCGACTTGAGGGTCGTGCAGTCACCGACGGCGGATGGGCTCAAGGATGGCGCTGGCTACTACCCGCTTGCACTCTTTTACCTCAATGCGTCTGGCACTGCCGTTGAGGAGTCATTCCAGATCGTCCACCACAACATGCGCTACCTGTATCAGGCGCGGAAATCGACCGAGGGCGAAACAACCGGCAACCGTCACCTCTTTTTCCCGGTGTGAAAAACATCCCGCTCATTCGCCATGAAACATGGAACTCACTGGTGGACACCATCAGTCGGAGGTTGCCGCTGCGTTTCGAGGCGGGACCTAATCCCCGCAAGTGGTCTCACCCGTGGAAGATTTCACCATTTTGGGATAACGGAGACGAAGAGAACGGGATCGCGGGTCAATGGCTCTTCAAGATCAAGCCGGGCTTCGTCAATGGCGTGGAGGTGACAGTGCCAACCCGTGTGAAGCATGCCGGCGAGCGAACGCTGACCCGCCTGACCGAGGCAAAGGAGGACATCAAAGATCCTGAGCGGATGGTCGATGCCTTCCTGACTGAATGGCCGCGAGTTGAGATCGGATCGACGCGAGTGATCGGCACCGGAGCGGAACCCACTGGGCTTGTTGGCAGCGCACTGACCAGCATCAAGGTGGTCTATGAACCCGTGCCGAAGTTCTTTACCAACCTTGGAGTGACGGAGGCGCACATCGAGTTCGAAGGCAACATCACCAGCGGATTGACCTTCAAGGATGGGATGGAGGATCCAAAGACTGCCCGCCGCCTGCGGTCTTGCGATGTGTCGCTTTGGAAGGACCGTCCATCGGCGAAGTTTGAAGTCTATCCAGGCAGCATTCTGGATGGCTCATTTGGTGCCATCTACATCACCTACAACCATTCCGGCGGGATGAAGAAAAACCCCTACCTGCGGATCAGTGAAAAGTTCGTGCCGCCGATTGAGCCGGAGTCCGAGATGGCACTGCTCGAAGGCATCACTGATCCCGAATTTGATGTGCTCAAGGTGGCCAGCATCTACTTTGTAAGCCCGCCGGGAGTTGAGCCTGCAGCTGAACTGGATGCCACATGGACGCCCTATGTGAAGTACAACCACTTCTGGAACCTCGCGCATTCGCCGCAGAGTATTCCCGATGCCACACCGATTGAACCGATCCGACTCACCACAGCTCTTGCCGGCGGATTGGCCGACATCCTCATTGCCACCATTCTGGCCCCGCTCAACAACCAGTTGAACCAGGCGCTTCAAATTCTCAAGAGCCGCAACTTGAGAGGAGCGTTCTGGTCGCTATGAGCTTGGACAAAAGAGAACGCCTCGCCAAAAAACGCAACGACGAGGAAGAGGCCAAAAAGGTTGAGTCAGAGAAACTCAATCCATCATTCCCCTACAAGATGGAGGTCTTCCCATACGACTTCTTTGGCTACGAGCAACTGACCGCACCGACAGAGGGCACGTCCACAAGTTGACGCGAGGGCGGGTGAAAAGATGCAAGTTTTAGCATTCGTCGATCTCACCAACCGCAAGCTCAACAGCACCCTTGGGGGAAGCACGCTGACCTTGCCGGAACTGGTGCAGGGCGACGAAATCCGCATAGGCCTGCGCTTTTCGGAGCAGATTGAAGGCACGGCTACCGAGGTCACCCGCACGCTCAATTCGCTGCGTGCCAGCATTGGCTTGGTGGATGCCAGACCGACCGGCGGGACCTTTCAACTGCATGTGGATGGCGACCCGGTCGGCTCCCCGCTAGCTTTCGATGCGACCGCTGCTCAAGTCCAAGCAGCTCTCGATGCCGCCTATACTTCGAGCGTCACCGTGACCGCAAAAGATGGCTCATGGCTGGTCGATGTGGCCAATGCGACCGAGGCAAACCTGCCCATCACCGGCACTTCAGTGAACCTTGAGCCGAGTTGTCATGTGCGGGTGCGCTCTTACCTAGTAGGATCGAAGAAACGCCATGAGATCCGCCTGATTCGCTCCCCCTTCGCAGCGACCTCAATTTTCTCAAACATCCTGCCAGCCATGCCCGAAGTCATTCGGATTCAGGCGGGTGGCAACGACAACACGACCGAATGGGATGAGATCCAAGCCCTCAAGATCAGCCCGTTCTTCCGTGGCACCTATCAGCTCCGCCGTGGTTACAAACGCTCAGGCGAACTCTCGATCGAGGATGGCGCGGAGGAAATCCAAGAGGCCATCGCCAAGCTTGCAGACGATGGAGGTTCTTTCACCGTCAGCAACCCCTCCAACAACACCGCGCACATCACATTTGGTGGTGATATGGGCGGACTGCCGCAGGAGCTACTGGAGGTTGAGGTTTTCTCAGCGCCACCCGGCGACCCAACATTCGTCCTGAACCTCAACACCGCCGAACTGGCCGACGCGCTGCGTGCCGTCGATAACATCACCACGGCGGTGCTGGAGGTCGAGATGACCGTCGAGGACGAAAACGATCCCGACACCCTCTACACCATCACGCCGATCCGCGTTCCTGTCCGCATCATCCGCGAACTCAACTGGGAGGGATTGGAGACTGCCTCCAACATCGACTGGCTGCGCCCGCCCCATGGTCGCACCTATGTCCCCTTCACCGAGGATCAAAT